CTTGGGGAATTGTAACTGAAGGAGAACTTATAGTTAATGGCAGACCTCATAAGATGTATGATATTGCTGGCATTACACAACTTGATTATATGACTTTGTATAAGAAGTTTACATATACTAATCAAGAATCATATAGGTTGGATCACATTGCTAATGTAGAACTTGGTCAGCAAAAGTTGGACCACAGTGAGTATGATACCTTTAAGGAATTTTATACTAAAGATTGGCAAAAGTTTGTAGAATACAACATCAAAGACGTGGAACTTGTTGACCGTTTGGAAGACAAGATGAAACTGATTGAGCTTGCTATTACTATGGCATATGACTCAAAAGGAAACTATAATGATGTATTTTATCAAGTAAGAATGTGGGACTCTATTATCTACAATTACTTGAAAGAACGAAATATTGTTATTCCATTTAAAAAAGAAAATAAAAAGGATCAGAAGTATGCTGGTGCATATGTAAAGGATCCTATTGTAGGTAGGCATGACTGGGTAGTTTCCTTTGACCTTAACAGTCTGTATCCTCACTTAATCATGCAATATAATATTTCTCCAGAAACTTTGATGGATGATAAATTTACCAATATTTCTGTAGACAAAGTTCTTAATAAACAAATTAAAATCCCAGAAAATTTTCCATACTCAGTCTGTGCAAATGGATCAATGTATAGAAAAGATGTTCGTGGATTTCTTCCAGAATTGATGGACAAGATCTATAAAGATAGAACAATCTACAAGAAAAAGATGCTTGCTGCTCAACAGCAGTATGAGAAAACTCCTACAAAAGAATTAGAAAAAGAAATTTCTAGATGTAAGAATATTCAAATGGCAAGAAAGATTCAATTGAATTCTGCCTATGGTGCTGTTGGTAATGAATACTTTAGATATTATAAACTAGAAAATGCTGAAGCAGTTACTCTTTCTGGACAAGTTTCAATTAGATGGATTGAAAACAAAGTCAATTTATATTTAAATAAAGTTCTTAAAACTCAGGATGTTGATTATGTCGTTGCTTCTGATACTGATTCCATTTATCTTAATATGGGTCCTCTGGTTGAAACTGTATACAAGGGAAGAGAGAAAACTACTGAAAGCATTGTCTCGTTCCTTGATAAGATCTGTAAGGTGGAACTTGAAAAGTATATTGAAGGTTGCTACCAAGAACTGGCTGAGTACATGAATGCTTATGAGCAGAAGATGCAAATGAAGCGTGAGAACATTGCTGAACGTGGAATTTGGACTGCTAAGAAGCGTTATATTTTGAATGTCTGGGATAGTGAAGGTGTCAGATATTCTGAACCTAAACTTAAAATCATGGGAATGGAAGCAGTTAAATCATCAACTCCTGCTCCTTGTAGAACTATGATTAAAGAAGCATTTAAAATCATCATGACTAAAAGTGAAGATGATATGATTGAATATATTAGTGATAGTAGAAAGAAGTTTTACTCTCTTCCTCCAGAAGAGATTTCTTTTCCAAGAACTGCTAATAATATTAATAAGTATAAATCTCATAGTGTAATTTATCAAAAGGGAACACCTATTCACATTAGGGGAGTTCTGCTGTATAATCACTATATCAAAGAAAAAAACATAGATCATAAATATCCCATTATTAATAATGGTGAAAAAATTAAATTCTGTTACCTTAAAAAAGCAAACCCAATTAGAGAGAATGTAATTTCATTTATTCAACAATTTCCTAAAGAACTTAATCTTGGGAAATATATTGACTATGAACTTCAATTTGATAAAAGTTTCTTAGATCCATTGAAATCTATTCTTCAGTGTATTGGGTGGAACACAGAAAAAACTAACACATTAGAGTCTTTCTTCTTATAAAATATGGATTTCCTTAAAGATATTGTAAAAGAAATTGGTGGAGAATACACCCAACTTGCCTCAGAAATTGATGAAACTGAAACTTTTGTGGATACAGGTTCGTACATTTTTAATGGTCTTGTATCCGGCAGCATATTTGGTGGTGTATCTGGGAACAAGATTACTGCAATTGCAGGTGAAAGTTCTACTGGTAAAACTTTCTTCTCTCTCGCAGTCGTTAAAAATTTCCTTGATAATAATCCTGATGGATATTGTCTGTATTTTGATACTGAAGCAGCAGTCACAAGATCCCTTTTGGAAAGTAGGGGAGTTGACACAACTCGTTTGGTGGTTGTCAATGTAGTAACTGTTGAGGAGTTTCGTGGAAAGGCACTCAAGGCAGTTGACCTTTATATGAAAAAACCTGAAGGAGAACGCAGTCCTTGCATGTTTGTGCTAGACTCTCTAGGAATGCTTTCTACTAGTAAGGAGATTAATGATGCTCTTAATGATAAAGAAGTTAGAGACATGACTAAATCTCAACTAATTAAAGGTGCATTTCGCATGTTGACCTTGAAACTAGGACAGGCAAAAATTCCTATGCTAGTGACTAACCATACTTATGATGTTGTTGGATCCTATGTTCCAACAAAAGAAATGAGTGGTGGTAGTGGACTTAAGTATGCTGCTTCTACTATCATTTATCTTTCTAAGAAAAAAGAAAAGGATGGCACAGAAGTTGTGGGAAATATTATTAAAGCAAAAACTCATAAATCTAGATTGAGTAAAGAAAATAAAGAAGTAGAGATTAGATTGTATTATGATGAGAGGGGATTAGATAAGTATTATGGTCTTTTAGAATTGGCAGAAAAGTATGAAATTTTTAAAAAAGTGGGAACTCGTTATTCTGTGGGAGATGGTACAACTCAATTTGGAAAAACTATTAATGAAAACCCAGAAAAATATTTCACTGAAGAAATAATGCAAGCACTTGATGAAGTGGCAAAACAAGAATTTAGTTATGGAGGATGATGGAAAAAATTGAAACTACAATCCTGAGAAATTTAATTTTTAATAATGATTATTGTAGGAAAGTATTGCCATTCATAAAAGAAGAATATTTTGAGAACATTCATGAGAAAGTAGTATTTGAAGAAATTTGTAAGTTTATTTTAAACTATGACAATCTTGCTACAAAGGAAGTTCTTTTAATTGAAACTGAAAAACGAACTGATATTACAGAAGACACATATAAAACTATTTGTGATTATGTTTCATCATTAGATGATGAGTCTGCAAATGATCAATGGTTACTTGACACTACAGAAAAGTGGTGTAGAGATAGAGCAATTTATCTTGCACTTATGGAAAGTATCAAGATTGCAGATGGACAAGATGAAAAAAAGAATAGGGATTCTATTCCATCTATTCTTCAGCAAGCACTTGCAGTAAGTTTTGATGATCACATTGGACACGATTATTTACAGGATTACTTAGAAAGATATGAATCTTACCACAGAAAAGAAGACAAGATTGCATTCGACCTTGAATACTTCAATAAAATTACAAAAGGTGGTCTACCTAACAAGACTCTCAATATCGCTCTTGCTGGTACAGGTGTCGGCAAAAGTCTATTCATGTGCCACATGGCTAGCTCCGTCCTCCTGCAAGGGCTCAATGTTCTCTACATTACACTTGAAATGGCAGAGGACAGGATTGCTGAAAGAATTGATGCGAACCTCTTAAATGTAAACATCAAAGATATTGTGGATCTTCCCAAGCAAATGTTTGAAACTAAAGTAAATAACATTGCTAAGAAGACTCAAGGTACTCTTATCATTAAAGAGTATCCAACTGCCTCAGCACACTCAGGACATTTTAAGTCACTTCTTAATGAACTTGCTCTTAAGAAATCATTTAGACCTGATATTATTTTTATTGACTACCTTAATATTTGTGGTTCCTCTAGGTATAAGAGCAACTTTTCTGTCAATTCTTACAGCTATGTCAAAGCAATTGCTGAAGAACTTCGTGGGTTGGCAGTGGAATTTAATGTTCCCATTGTCTCTGCTACCCAGACTACTCGCAGTGGTTATGGTAACTCTGATGTTGAACTTACTGATACTAGTGAGTCCTTTGGTCTCCCTGCTACTGCTGATCTTATGTTTGCCCTTATTAGCACAGAAGAGTTGGAACAACTTGGGCAGATTATGGTGAAACAATTGAAGAATAGATATAATGACCCTACCATTAATAAAAGATTCGTTATTGGAATTGATAGGGCAAAAATGAGACTCTATGATTGTGAGCAAAAAGCACAAGAAAATATTCTTGACGCTGGACAAGAAGAGGAGTATACTTATGAAGAAGAATCTAAAAAAAGTAAATTCGCAAGTTTAAAATTCTCATGATTGAAAAAGTTGATTTTAGTAAATACCAAAACTTTGTAGATGCTGTAACTTCTGATGCATCTAAAGACTTTGTATCTTTTACAGATCGTATTGTTGAACTTGATAGTAAAGGTGCTAATATTGAACGACTTCTAACTGCTGGTGTTGGTATCAATGCTGAAGGAGGTGAGTTCCTTGAAATTGTTAAGAAGATGATCTTCCAAGGCAAAACCTGGAATGAAGATAACAAAGATCATTTGATTACTGAACTTGGAGATCTAATGTGGTATGTGATGCAAGCATGTATTGCTCTTGAAGTTCCTATTGATTATGTGATTTCTAGGAATGTAGATAAACTGATGAAGCGTTATCCTGAAGGTGCTTTTGATGTATTCTATTCAGAAAATCGTTCTGAAGACGATAGATAATAATAAAATAATAAACAAATGGCTAGTTTTAAAGGTCCAAGTTTAAAGCCAACTGAATTAGGGTTGGGGGGAAATTATTCCTCAGTTACAGTTTATAAAAGAGCTATAATATCTGCTATTGATAACAAAATCAATGAATTTAATATGGTGCATCCTGATTATGCACCATATCTTAAACACCTAGTAAATAATGCTGGATCCAATTCTCCCTTTCCTGGGTTTTCTTCTCTTAAAAAAGTTTTGCAATCTACTCCAACTGGGGATAGTGCAGATTCTTTAAAAGAAATAGAAAAGTATTTTTCAGAAGTAATAGGACCAGTTTCCCTAGTAGAAAATAAAGAGATTAATAAAAAAACTACTTTTACTGCTTCATCATCAGTTGGAGTTCCAAATAGTGTAAGTCAAAGTGGATATGATTTTTCTGTAAATGGGACTGAAGTGACAGTCAAAATGCCAACAGGAAAAACTAACACTCTTAAACCTGGAGATATTGTAGGCAATAAAGAGTTTGTTTCTTTGATTAATAAATCTGGAAATAATATTTTTAAAGAAATATTGAGTTTAATGAAAGTTTTAAACTCCAACTCTGCAAAACTTGGACCTTATGTCGCAATTTATGGTGAAGGTGGTAAAGGCAATGGAGCTTTAAATGAATTAGTAGGCAAAAGAAAAGAGCAAGATTCTGTTTTAATTCCTGGAAATTCAACAGAACTTCCAGAAAAAATGATTTCATTTTATGCCAATGCTTTAGAAAAACAAATTGAAATATGGTCTAAATCTAATAGAATTAATCCAGCACTTATTGAATTTACAAATTTATACTATAATACTAAACAACTGTTTGCTTTTAGTTATAAAATTGAAAGCAATGGAAATGGTAAACCAAAATTTTCCAATGCAGTTAAAGGAGCATCTATTGTAGGTAAGGGAAGAGCAGGTCCTTTTGGAAGTGATTCTAATGGAGACATGACATTAAATCCAACAAGAGAAAAACCTGAAAAAATTGGAATTCAAATGACATTTTAAAATTATGATTGATTTAAGAATTGGAGACTGCATTGAGTTGGCAAAACAACTTGAT